TTTCGATGCTTGCTGAATGTGATAACGGCAGCGAAATTCTGTCCATCCTGGATACACTCACCGCTGATAATGTTTCTGAGGGTTATGATAACGAACCCACTGCAGATGTGATCGAGTTCTGATGTCGTAGACAGAGCGTTAACGATACTAACTGTGCGTGCTCTGGTTGACACTGGGGCACGCATATGTTAGACTTTATTCGTAGTCTTATTCGGCAGTTATTTGCGGTCGGTTTGTTATAGCGCCGCGCGGCGTTGCGGTTATAAAAATCGCAAACTACCCTAACCTACAGAGGTGACAAATCGACCGATAAATATCACGCTTTTAAAAATTTTCCGGAAGTAAACAATGGCACCAAAGAAGAAAGCAAACTGTCATGGATGGGGGATTTTCGGAGGAAGGCACAAGAAGAATAAGAGTTGTGCGACGGGTATTTTTAGAACTCCTGCACAAAAGAGAGCTTCTTCAAAGAGAAAAAAAAGATGAGAATATCCACACCATATTGGAATTTTTGGAGAGTGATACTCGCCGGATGGATAATCAGATATCCAAAGACAATGGGTAGAGTAGTACTAGTACCCCTAGGATTTTTGATTGTATTGATATATAATGCGATAGTAAAATAGATTTACTAAAAAAAATTTCCGGAGATATTTTTTCATATGGAGAAGATTTATCACATCTATGCAAAGGATAGATGTTTATTTCATTCAGTCAAAGAGGAAGAATTCATAACAACTTGGAACACACTCAACAATATGGTCGGTTTAATGAAGACTGATTATACTGTTGAGGATTTGTCTTATGAAGAATTAACAATAAACAAGGAAACTATTCTGAATTCTTCTCATTGATTGACAAAGCATATATACACTGTTAAAATTGAACTGAAAGTTTATTTCTCTTATGGCAAAAGGATTTACTGTAAAAGCTGCTGCACCTAAGAAAACGGAAGCAGAGTGGGATTATGATGCGATCAAAGAAAGAATGCGAGGAAAGACAATTGTGTTTTGTCTTCCTGGTCGTGGGTGTTCTTTTATCTTTTTGAAGAACTTTGTGCAACTATGTTTTGACATGGTGCAGAATGGAATGAGTATTCAAATTTCACAAGACTATTCATCAATGGTTAACTTTGCACGTTGTAAAGTTTTAGGAGCAAATGTTCTTCGTGGACCAAAGCAAATTCCTTGGGATGGGAAATTAGAGTATGACTATCAACTATGGATTGATAGTGATATTGTATTCAACACAGAAAAGTTCTGGCAACTGTGTGATGTTGCATTTCCTGCAGAAGGTGAGGAGCGTCCTATTAGTGCTGGATGGTATGCAACAGAAGATGGTCACACAACTTCAGTAGCACACTGGTTGGAAGAAGATGACTTCCGTAAGAATGGTGGAGTTATGAACCATGAGACTGTGGAATCGATCAGCAAGCGTAAGAAGCCATTCACTGTAGATTACACAGGTTTTGGATGGGTTCTTATTAAGAAGGGTGTTTTTGAAAATCTCGAATATCCTTGGTTTGCTCCTAAGATGCAAGTCTTTGAATCTGGTGCTGTTCAAGATATGTGTGGTGAGGATGTTTCATTCTGTCTTGATGCAATTGAGCAAGGTTATCAAATCTGGTGCGGTCCTCGTATTCGTGTGGGGCATGAAAAAACTCGCGTAATCTAATGAAAAAATTTAATGTTCTTTATAAAGGACGTAAAATTTATACAAATCTCACTGCAGAAGATTGTAGTGAGATTCTTCAAGACCTCTCAGAGCGTTTTTACTCGGGTGAAGATCTTGATTTAAATTTAATTGAAATGGAGGAAATTACAAATGGCTAAAAGTGGTGGCAATAAAACTGTATTCGAACCAGGAGCTCCAAAAAAGACTCGTCAGGGGCGTTCTGCTCGTACACTACTCAGTGCAACTTCTCGCAATGGTCGTAAGAAAAGGTATCGGGGACAAGGAAAATAAAGTATAGATAAAGCAGGAAGAAATTCCTGCTTTTTTATTACACTTTTATGGCATACTTAAATCATAATCTTCCAACAATTACTTGTTATATTCGCAATGAATTCCTCTATAATCATAAAAAAGGTCATGGTGAGGTAACTTTATGCGATGTACACTCTGTAGCGTCCTTAGAGAAGCACGTACCCCTCTTTGAAGCGTTTCTAGAGAATGGGGTTAACTGGACAAGAAGACCAATACATGCCTTCTGTTGGAAACCTGATGCTCCTGCTCCTCAGTTAGAAGAATGTATGTGGTGGGATTGCTTTTCTCCTTATATTGATGTACAAGTTCGATCGAGATTGTCTAATTTACGTGCAGAACTTATCAACTATCGCGGAGAAAAAAATGAAGGAACATACTTATTCACTCTTGATTGGTCATGGGAATCAAAATCTACTTTGAATACTAACTTTAGTGAGACTCCAGAGCATAAATGTGCTCATTTTTTTAAGATGGACAATGGTAATTTCTATGCATACCCCAATAATAAGATACTATGGTATGATGATGCATGGACAAAGAATAGAATTACCAAAAATCCAGGGTATGAAATAGATTTAACCGAATATTCAGTCGAAAATCGCAGAAAAATTGAAACATCTGACGATTTTATGTACGAAATTACAAATATTCGGGATAGCAACCCCGTAAAAAGTTCTGATTTAAAAAATCAGGAGTAAAAAATGACTAAAAAAGTCGATAAAGATGAAAACTTTATGAAAAATAAGTGGGGAACTCAATATTTGTCAAGCGAATATGGTTGGGAGTATCAAATTCAAAAACAAAAAATGCTTCGTGAGATCGCAAATGACGAATTAACACCAAAAAAACATGATTTTTACCATCAAAATGAACTTCATGAAAAAATTCGCAATGATGATGACTATGATGATTGGGAATATGGAACAGAACCTCTTTATGAGTCGAAAAATCCCTAATAAATAAGATAGATTTATAATTTTCCATGCCTGTAGAACGGGTAAGCAAAGGCTTCAAAGATATTAGCACTTCATTTCAGGTCAATCCTTTGACCTATGATATTACTGTGATTAAAAATGAAACTGCTATTGCCCGTTCTATTCGTAACCTTGTATTAACCTATCAGGGAGAAAGATTTTTTAACCCTATTTTAGGATCAAAAGTAAGTAGACTACTTTTTGAAAATGTTGATGAAATTACAGCATCGGCAATTCGAGAAGAAATCAAGACAACGATTGACAACTTTGAACCTAGGGTTAATCTACTCTCAGTTGATGTTTCTCCAGATTTTGATAATGGAGAATTTAATGTAACTGTTAGGTATGAAATTGTTGGAATTGATGTATTACCACAACAATTATCATTTGCATTACAACCAACACGCTAATGGCATTAGTAAATTTCGCTAATTTAGATTTCGATCAAATCAAAACTTCGATCAAAGATTATTTAAGATCGAATTCAAATTTTACTGATTATGATTTTGAAGGATCAAATCTTTCTACAATTATAGATACACTTGCATATAATACATACATAACCTCATATAATGCCAATATGGTGGCAAATGAGGTCTTTATTGATAGTGCTACTTTAAGAGAGAATGTAGTATCCTTAGCAAGAAATATTGGGTATGTTCCTAGATCAAGAAGGTCTGCGAGAGCAAAAATATCTTTTTTTGTAGATACATCTAACTTTACTAATGTTCCATCACAAATCACACTTAAGGCAGGAGTTGTTTGCACAACTCGTTCTTTTGGTAGTGAAAGTTACTCTTTCATAACTCCATTTGATATTACTGTACCGGTAACTAATAACATTGCAGAGTTTAATGATGTCGAAATTTATGAAGGCACTCGAATAAGTCAAAATTTTACAGTAAGTTCTTTCGATCCAAATCAGAGATTTATTTTAGATAATGCAGGAATTGATACACGACTTTTAAATGTAACAGTAAAACCATCCGAACTTTCTACAGTTACGAGAACATATTCTCTTGCAGATAGTTTATTTGATATAAACTCAAATTCTGCAGTTTTCTTTATTCAGGAAGTTGAAGACGAAAGATATGAATTAATATTTGGTGATGGTATTTTTGGAGTAAAATTAGAAGAGCCCAATTATATTACAGTGAATTATGTTATATCTAATGGAGAAAATGCAAACAATTTATCATCTTTTGTTTTTAGTGGAACTTTAGTAGATCAAAGTGATAGAGTAGTTACATCAGGTATATCTCTAATTACTACCACAGAGGCATCTACTTTAGGATCTAGTATTGAAAGCGTAGAATCTATAAAGAAATATTCTACTAGAATATATGCTTCAAGAAATCGTGCAGTAACAGCATCTGATTACGAAGCATTAATTCCAACAATTTACCCAGAAACAGAATCAGTTTCTGTTTATGGTGGAGAAGAACTTACCCCTCCACAATTTGGAAAGGTTTTTATAAGTATAAAACCATATAATGATCGTTATCTTTCTAATTTAATTAAAGACAACATAAAAAGAGAACTTAGAAAATATTCAGTCGCAGGAATTGTCCCAGAAATTGTAGACTTAAAATATTTGTATATAGAAGTAGGTTCCAATGTTTATTATAATACAAATCTTACTCCATCAGCAAATTCTATAAAATCTATAGTTTCATCCAACATAAACGCATATGCGGATTCTACTGAACTTAATAAATTTGGAGCAAGATTTAAATATAGTAAATTTTTGAAGATAATCGATGATAGTAGCGATGCAATTACTTCAAACATTACTACGATTACGATGAGAAGAGATTTAAGAGCTTTCTTAAATTCTTTTGCGGAATATGAAATTTGTTTTGGGAACAGATTTCATATTAAAAATGTAAATGGATACAATATTAAATCGTCCGGTTTTTCTGTAAGTGGAATAGCAGGAACAGTTTATCTTTCAGATGTTCCAAATCAAGATCAAAAAACCGGATCAATTAATATATTCAGACTAAACTCTCCAACTGAACCACAAATTTTGAGGAGAAATGTTGGTACAATTGATTATGTAAAAGGAGAAATTAAACTATTCCCTATTAATATCATATCAACTGTATTGAATAAAGGAACACCAATTATAGAAATATCGATTGCGCCATATTCAAATGATGTTATTGGATTACAGGATCTTTATTTGCAACTAGATATTAATAACACATTAATTAATATGGTTTCCGATACCATAGAATCTGGTTCAGATATTTCTGGAACCAATTATGCAGTTTCATCAAGTTACTCAAACGGAATTTATATAAGATAAGATATGTCAGAAACAAGAGTTAAAATTCAATCTATTATTGAAAACCAGATTCCAAACTTTATTGCGGAAGAATCTCCACTTCTTGTGGAGTTCTTAAAGCAGTATTATATATCACAAGAATATCAAGGTGGATCTTATGATCTAATTCAAAATATTGATGAATATACAAAACTCGATACTATTTTTCAATCTGTAGAATCTACAGTATTATTAAGTAATATATCTTTCTCAGACACATCAATTCCAACATCTCCAGATACCTTTACGAAAGGGTTTCCTGATCATTATGGAATAATCAAAATAAACGATGAGATTATTACATACACTAGCAAAACAGACACTACTTTTGAAGGTTGTATTCGTGGATTTAGTGGTGTAACCTCATATACAAAAACAAATAATCCAGATGAACTGGTATTTTCATCTTCAGTAGCAAATGATCATACCTCAGGCACAAAGATTTACAATTTAAGTGCTTTATTTTTACAAGAGTTTCTAAAAAAAATTAAACATCAGTTTATTCCTGGATTTTCTGAGAGAAAACTAGATGCTAATCTGGATCAAAGTTTATTCATAAAGCAATCTAAAGACTTTTATTCATCGAAAGGTACTGATGAATCCTTTAAAATTCTTTTTTCAGCTCTTTTTGGAGAAAAAGTTGATGTAATCAAGCCAAGAGATTATTTATTTAAACCATCTGATGCGGGATACAGAAGAACAAAAGACTTGGTGGTAGAGGTAATTTCTGGAAATCCATCAAATCTTTTAAACAACACGTTGTATCAGGATGAGAATGAAGATTATAACATAACAAAATCATATGCATCAATTACTGATGTAGAGAAAATCTTTATAAGTGGAAAAGAATATTTTAAACTTAGTTTTGACTCAGATTATAACAAAGATCTTGTTTTGGACGGAACTTTGTATGGAAATTTTTCAGTGCATCCAAAAACAAGAATAATTTCTAAAGTTTTATCGGGATTTACAACTATTGATGTAGACTCTACAGTTGGATTTCCTAATAAAGGAACTTTAATCACTAAAAATTCTGATGGATCAGAATTAGTATTAAATTACGATGGAAAATCAATTACTCAATTTTATAATGTAACTGGAACAAATTCTACTATTTCTCCTGGAGAAGAAATTAGACTTGATGTTTATGCATATGGATATTCTGGAATAACAACCGAAAACCAAATAAAAGTTAGAATTGGATCAGTTTTAAGCGACACTGTAATTCCAAACAATACTTACTTATTTTCAAAAAATGATACCATTAGAATAAAAACACTTGGTATCTCTTCTTTTACAGTAAGGAGAAATAACTGGATCGATAATATTGCAAATAAATTCAGAGTCAATTCATTCAATATACGTGATAACTCAGATTTTACTTATGACGTAACTGTTTTTGATCCCCATAATTTTAAAATTGGTGATACATTTAAACTTACTGATAAATTTAATGAAGAAAAAGAAGGGGTTATTGTAGATATACTAGATCAATTTAGATTTTCAGTTCGTGGCCAAGGTCAATTAAACTCCAATAATTCATATTTTATAAGCAGATATCTAAGAAAACCAAACTCATCAAAATACACACAATTAAATTCAATATCAGCA